TTAATCCTCGTCCACAGCAATCTGAAGTTGTTCAATCACTTAAAAATCAAGCAGGTGAAGAATGGAAGGCCAGATGCACTGAGCATTATGCTTGGAAAGCAGCTGAATATATTATTGAGCTTGAAAACGCTTTGGAAAAAGAAAAAGAAATACAAGATCATATGTGGAAATCTATAAGTCGTATCGAACGGCAAAGAGATGAAGTAGACGATACTAATAAATTCTTAAGAAAACTTATTAACAAGTATCATTTAGAAAATGATGCATTTACCGGAAAGGGTAATATCAATGACTGAAGATCGTGATAACTATATGAGTATGCTTACATCAGGCGTATGTGAAGTAACTTTTACAAAAGTAAATGGCGATAAGCGAGTTATGACTTGCACTTTGCTAGAAGGTATGATTCCATCGGCTGAAAAAGATGAACCTATTACTCAAAAGAAAGTTCGTGCTGTAAATCCTGAAGTCATTCCATGCTGGGATACAAAGGCAGAAGGCTGGCGTTCTTTTCGTGTTGATAGTGTGCAGGAATGTAAATACGTTTATCGTCCAAAAGTTTATTCTGTGTAAATCAAAATAATCCTTTACAATTGCTTAAAAGTGTGATAGATTAATAGAGTAGGAAGAATCACTTGTCACTGAAAGGACAAAAAAATGACTATATCTATATGGGGTGATGATAACATCGACGAGTGGTTGACACGAGTAGAGATAGCATTAGACGAGTGGGATCAGAGCGAAGTTTGTAAGAATTGTGATGGTTCTGGTGTTGTCGAGATTTCAAAAATAGAATGTGAATTTTGTTTTGGAACTGGTTATGAAGAAAGAGATGAAGCATCAAACGAAAAAGGAATATACAATGTCTATGCACATGATTCGAGGCGTTCAAGTACACGGAAAATCTAAAATTAAAAAGAAGCCTGGATGGAAAGAAAGAGAAGCTGAACATCAGGCTTTTCTTGATCGTATGGGTGTGAAAGGTACTAAACAAGACTATCGTCATGAACGGCCAAAATTTAAAGTTTCAAGAGATCAATTATCAAATAGTATTGATAACGGTACGCTAAAAGAAACGAATAAATATACAGGTAATGAGATTGCTGGTATTGTTGTAACACACAAAAGTAATCTTATGCCAATTCGTAAAGACAACAAACAGGCAGCAGTTGATGCAGCGAGTATGCGTAGATGATTTTAGATAAGCACGTTACTAAAGTAATTAGTAATAATGTAAATATGACGGTGCCATATTATCTTATGGCATCGTATGCTTACTATGAAAAAGATGATCCAATATTATCTGATGATTTTTATGATAAATTAGCAAAAAATATTCTTAAGCAATGGGACAATATTGAACACTATCACAAACAACTACTAAGCAAGGATGTTTTAGAAGCAGGCAGTTATATCGGAAAATATCCAACTATCATCTCAGAGGCCCTTAAAAGCTTAAGAAAGACTGCTAAGAAATGAATCAAGATGATAGAGACTTTATCATTAATGCAGTGAATCGACTTCTAAAAGTCCCTTACGCAGCTCTTACTAATGCTGAAATTGTAAAATTAAAAGGTTTACTTAGAAAATTATGATTACAGTTGAACATAAATATGATCATAGTATTATTACCATTTTAGATAATAATGGAAAAACCGATGATGTGGAAATTATAGTTGACGAAGAACTCTGTTATATTCGTCAGTATACTGATGACGATGATTTTAATATTGTGGTAATATCACCATACATGTTAAAAGAATTAGTAGCAGCGTATGATATGGCTGAAGGCTCATATGTTACCGCAGGTAAATCATAAAAAAATAAAAAAAAATGCATTTAAGGGTTTACAATAGCTCTTATTTGTGTTACTATAATCATATGTTAAGGAGACAACTATGCTTGAACTTGGTTTACTTGTAAGTGGGATTATTATTACTTCCTATATTATTGGTCGTAGAAGCGCAAAAGAAGAAAACGTTGAAGGCATAATTGATCTTGTAATCACTAAACTATGTCATGATGGCTATATTCATTACGAAGAAATGGATGATGGAGATTATGATTTAATCAAAATAGAGGACTTTAATAATGGTAACTCGTAAGCTTACAAAGAAAGCTAAAGTCAAGCAAACATTTTCCCGGCGCAAGTCAACTGGATTTACTGCTGGGCCAATGGGAAACTTTCGTGATTTTAACGATTATTGCCGTACTGATCTTGATAAAAAAGATATTGCATCAAAGATCAAGTCTTATATTAAAACAACTATGCCAAAAGATCAGGCTAAAATTGCTCTTGAAGCACCTGAATGGGCTTTTACTGGTTTACCTTTTGTAGCTGCTACTATTGCTTGGAAAGAAATGGATAAAGAATTTCCAATATGGTGGAAAGCCGAAGAATGTTTAAATCGCCATATGAAAGAAATTCTTGGCCGGGGAAAGAAAAACATTGCTAGAAAAGCTGACCTTGCTGATGATATATCACCTCAAAGAAAAACTATACAAGAAATTTTAAAAGAAAAAACATCAGAATTTATTGGTCAAGTTGAACATGTTCTTGATCAATATGATCCTAAAAATCATAAGGAATGCATGAAGTATTCACTCTATGATGAATTAAAAAAAGTTGATGCTGCAAATAATACAGCCAAAGCTGTTTTGGATTACTATACACCAATTCGTAATGAAGCAAAAGAATTAGTTGAAGATAAAACCGAAGATTTGGTTGAAGCATTTTCACATCTTTCTGTTCCAGAACGTAAAAAATATCTTGAATTTCTTAATCAACTTGTAAACGATACTGATAAATTCATGGCATCAAAAAAGGCATTGCGTACTACTCGTAAGCCAAAAGTTAAAACTGCAGATAAGCAAGTCGAAAAACTTAATTATGCAAAAGAGTCAAAAGAATATAAGCTCACTTCAATCCATCCAACTTCTATAATTGGTGCGATGCGTTTATATACCTTTAATGTAAAATACAAAGAGCTAACAGAATATGTATGCCAAAAATCTATTGGTTTTGAAGTAAAGGGTACTACTATTCTAGGCCTTGATGCTGATCTTTCACGTAGTACTAAACTTCGCAAACCGGATGATTTTATAAAAGCGGTTTTGACAAAATCTGCAAATCAAATTAGAAAAGAATGGTCTGAGCTCACGACTAAAACTAAAGATGAAGTAAATGGTCGCATCAATAAGGATACTATCCTTGTTAGAGTTATGGCTAAATAGAAAGGATGATTATGCAAGAAGAAGTAAAGTTCATGAACAGAGCCAAGTTTGGTAAGTTAATTGAAGAACAAGTCGTTGATAAAAAATTATCATATATGGATGCTGTTATTGAGACATGTGAGATCACCAATATTGATCCACAAGATGTAAAAAAGTTTATATCAAATGTGATCCGAGAAAAAATTGAAGCTGAAGCAATGAGTCTTAATTTTTTACCAAAACAAAATGAATTATTATTCGAATGATAAGATGGTGGGATTATGTAGTAATATATATATTTGCAGATATACTTTCGTATATTGCAATTAATCTTTCTAGTAACCCTATAATCGTACTGGCAATGTTCTTAAATGCTTATTATTTTTGGGAATGGTATTGTGCTTTAAGGTGTAATCATGAGCAATGAAGAAATAAATGAATTTATTAAAATGTTTAAAGGAGTGCTACCCGATCCAGACAACTATCCAGTAACTTTTGACTACTATTATCAACTATATAAACACACAAAGGAAAACAAGAATGTTTGAACTAATTATGATTACGATGCTCTTTTTGAATGACAATGAAGAGTTTTTTGCTGTCGGAGCAGCAAACAAAGCGGCTGGAAATACATGGCAATATGTTGGAACTCAACCTGTTCCTGAAGGTCATGTTGCAATTCCATCAGTCAATCCTGACACTGGTGAAGAGACAGTTATTTTTGTCAGAAAATAATATAAATAAAGGTATACTTCATGTCAAAAATGTGGTATAATAATTCAGTTAATACAAAACATAATTCAGCAAATATAAGGAATATAATATGTCTTTTGCAAATCTAAAACGGAACCGTGGTCAAATTGATAAACTTGTAGCAGCAGCAGAATCTGCTGGCGGTTCTACAAACAAATACACAGATGATCGTATTTGGAAACCTACAGTCGATAAACAGAATAATGGTTATGCTGTTCTTCGTTTTCTCCCAGCTACAGAAGGTTCTGAGTTGCCATGGGTTCGTTATTGGGATCATGGCTTTAAAGGCCCAACTGGTAAATGGTACATTGAACGATCACTTACATCTATTGGACAAGATGATCCAGTTGGTGAAGTCAATAGCCGTCTTTGGAATAGTGGTGTTGAGTCTGATAAGACAATCGCTCGTAACCAAAAACGTCGTTTGCATTATGTATCAAATGTTCTTATCGTATCTGATCCAGGTAACCCTGCCAATGAAGGTAAGGTATTTCTCTATCAATATGGTAAGAAAATCTTTGATAAACTAATGGATGCAATGCAGCCAGAATTTGCAGATGAAGAACCAATCAATCCATTTGATTTTTGGACTGGTGCTAACTTCAAACTAAAAATTCGGGATGTTGAAGGTTATCGCAACTACGACAAATCAGAATTTGCTTCTCAAGAAGTACTTTCTGATGATGATGCAAAACTTGAAGGTATTTACAATTCAATGCACGATTTGGCTGAGTATACTGACCCTACTAAGTATAAGTCTTATACAGAGCTAAAAACTAAATTGATGAGTGTGCTTGGAGAATCAGCAGTTGCTGGAGCTCCCACTGTGGCCCAAGAGCGTAGCCTTGGAGAAGAAAAAGTAGCGCCACCTATTAAATCAGCTCCTGAACCTGCAATGAGTGCTGTAGCTAGTTCAGATGATGAGGACGATATCATGTCGCATTTTGCTAATTTAGTTAACGATTAAATATAACTATATAACTGAGAAATGCCGGCTTAATTGTCGGCATTTTTTTTAATTCTGCCATTTACGTCCTAGGATATATCGATTTACCCAACTTGATTCAGTATCAGTTGAACCTTGAGATGCAGCAACATAATTATTTGTAGTATACATTGCTGCTTCTTGCACTGATCTCGACATTGCCGCATCTCTTATTGCTTGTAAGTTTGCTATAATTTCTTGTTGTCTACGATCATCTTCAAGATCTTGTTCACGTTTGATTTGGTTTGCATCAGCAGCTACTTCTTTTGCAAGTCTTCGAACAAGATCAGGATTAAGTCCTTCTTGTCTAGCTAAATATGGAGACATACCATATTGCCGTTCAAGTTTTGCTTTTTCTAAATTTGCTAAAGTAAAAGAACGTGTGCCCAGTTTGGTACCATCCATACTCGCACCGCTAAGTTCAGCTGGCAAATTCATTGCAGCTTCTG